GTCCTATTGATAATACTGGCGACTATAGGATGCGATAACGAGTTCACGGCTAGGCCAGTCACCCCACCACCAGCGGTAACACCAATTACTACTACCACCACGACGACGACAACGGTCACGCCAGATCCACCTGAGCCCGTACACGAGCTTAGCGTCACCATTGATAACGAGTTCGGCGACCGCTTCAAGCCAGTTTCTGTCAGGGTTGAGTACACGATCGATGGGGTGGGGGCCGATTATGAAATAGGGGTTCCCTACGGCGATGTCGAGGAGTCCCACGACGGATTTTTGATCTACGGCGACGGGCAGAGGCACGAAGACCTTGTTTTCACCGTAAACGGCGATGAGTACCTTTATCAGCTACGGCCAGAGCCACGTTGCGGCAGGGTCGATATGCACAACGACTGCACGGGCTATACCTTCAGGGGCAAGACCAAGGGCTATATCTACTACGGCGAGGATGATCAGGACATTGTCTACTGGGGTCTGGCCTATACGGCCTATGACAACACCCTCCAGCCCTATGAGTGGGTCGAAGAGGTAGATGGCCCCGTCGTAGAAGAGGCCGAGCGCATTATTCGGCAGGCCAACAAGATTTATGAGGATTCGGGCGTCTTTATACGCTTCTTTCTCGAGAAGGCCATCCGTGGCAGGTACATGAACAACAACGGCCACACCGACATGGCTAGGGACGCGGCCCCAACAGCCGATTTAGCGATCGGGAGGGGCATAACCTGCCCAAATGCTGGTGGTTGCGCCCATGTATACGTCAACTTTGGCGAGGGCACTGGACTCACGCCCGCTGGCACTATGCAGAGGCAGGACGTTTATGTCGCACTGCACGAGATCGGCCACATGGTGGGCCTAGCGCACGGCCTTGATAACTACTCAAACCCGGCGGCTGGGTATATATGGCCCCAGTTCGGGCACGGGTACAGCACACCGATCTGTAGCAACACGGCAGACCTGATGAGCTATAACCCGAACGGCGTTATACACAACAACAGCCTGATGTACTGCGAGGACGGCGAGCCAGCGGGCTCTAGGGAGTACGCGGACAGCGCCTACCACCTCAACCGCGTCAGGTACGACGTTTCACTAATCGGCGCGGAGCCGGATGCCCCGCCTGCCTTCATGGATGAACTGCCCGATATTGGGCCATTGGTGATTGATTGATGAATATCTCGATGCCTGACGCCTTCGCACCGTTACTAGAGTCCGATAAGCGTTACCGAATAGCAGTAGGCGGTCGAGGAAGCGGCAAATCCATGACGGTTGCCACCCTCTGCATCCTAGAGGCCATGAGCGGCAAGCGCATTCTGTGCTGTCGTGAGTTTCAGAACAGTATTCAGGAGTCGGTACACAGCCTAGTCGCCAACCTAATTGACCAACTGGGCGTCAACGGCTTCACGATCACCAGAGACAAGATTTCCCACACGAGTGGCGGCGAATTCATCTTCCGAGGGTTAAGCAGGAACATAGAATCGGTTAAGTCCCTGTTCGGCGTCAACGTCGTCTGGGTGGAAGAGGCTCAAACGATATCCGAGGAGTCTCTGAGGGTGCTTACCCCCACGATCCGGGAGGCCGGTAGCTACTTCATCATGTGCGCCAACCCACGGAGTCAGGCGGACCCGTTTACCGAGACCTTCCTGAAGGGCCGCGACAGCCAGCTTCGCACTGGCGGCGTTTTTCAGGACGAGCTACACACCATCTTGATGGTGAACTACGACAAGAACCCGTTCTTCCCTAAAGAGCTGGACCTTGAGCGTAAGCGGGACAAGAAGACACTCACGCCCGCCATGTATGACCACGTCTGGAACGGATTCACGCTGGACGAGGTCGATAACTCACTAATTTCTGTCGACTGGTTCGACGCGGCGCTGGAGATAGGCGACCGGATCAAGTACAGGAACTCAGGAGCGAGGGTTTGCGGGCATGACATCAGCGACACAGGAAAAGACGCTAAGGCAGTGGTTGTTCGACACGGAGCACGAGTTCTCGACATGGGCCTTAAACACGATGGGACCGCGTCTGACGGACTTGACTGGGCGGTTGACTTCGTTGACCGACACCACTGCGACTCGTTTGTCTTCGACCAAGACGGAGTTGGACTTGGCCTTACAAGAGAGGTGGAGAGAAGCCTTGGAGATCGGAATATTACGATTACAGGATTTCGAGGAGGAGAGTCACCTGAGAACCCTGAAGCTTTCTTCGACGGACACCGTAAAAACAGAGACGCCTTCTTCAACCGTCGTGCCCAAGCCTATTGGGGACTTCGTGAAAGGTTCTGGAAGACTTTTCAGGCGTCAGACGGTGAGTATCTTGATCCCGATGAACTCATTTTTATCGATCCTGATCACCCGCTTGTATCGCAACTCAGATCAGAACTCTGCCGAATCCCGTTAAAGCCACATGCTGGCGGGAAGATTCAGTTGATGCCCAAGACCGAGATGAAGAAGCCGCCACTGAGCTTGCCGTCTCCTGACTTGGCCGACGCGATGGCCTACGCATTCAGCGTACAGGACTACATACACGGCTCGTGGGCCGCGCCAATGGAATACAAGGAAGCCTCTTATATATGAGTATGCTAGATAAAGACGAGATACTTGCTTTAGTCAGCAACGAGCTTGCGAACTGCGAGCTGTCTGACGCATGGGTCAGCAAGAAGAATGTCGCCGAGGCTTACTACCGTGGCGACCTTCCACAGGCCCCAGATATCCCCGGTCGAAGCTCCGTGACATCTACAGACTGCGCGGACGCGGTCGAGTGGATCCTGCCCTCTATCGTAGAGAGCTTGAGTGGCAAGGCCGTAAAGTTCCGTCCCTGTTCCGCTATGGACGAGGAGCAGGCCGAGCTTGAGACTGATTACACGCACTTCCTGTTTAACGAAGAAAACAACGGATTCCTTAACCTCTATACCGCCGCCAAGGACGCATTGCTGACTGGCGTTGGCGTCCTCAAGTGCTACTACGATGACACCCCAGAGCGCGCCGTGGAGCACTACAGCGGGCTGATGGACCCACAGCTAGAGGGGCTATTGGCCGACCCTATGGTCGAGGTCACGCAGATCGAGCGGTCTGAGACAGATGGCATCGCCGTCTCCGTCTCTAGGATCATCAAGCAGGGCAGGGTCCGTGTTGAGCCCGTGCCGCCTGAAGAGTTCCGGGTTAATGACGACCACGAGTCGTGCGACCTAGCATCGGCCAGATTTGTCGCCCACACTCGGCGCGTATCGGCATCTGACTTGCTGGCTCAGGGTTACGACCCCGACGTTATTGCCGACGCACAGACCGGCGACCTTGACCGCGACATTGACCACGACTGGACTACCAACGAGTCGCACACCGACGACGAGTCGCAGAAGCAGATCGTGATCACCGAAGCCTATATGAAGGCCGACATTAACAGCGACGGCATTTCCGAGCTGGTTAAGATCACCGTCATCGGCGAGCACAACCCGAGCGAGATACTGGATATAGAGGAGGTCTGTGAGATCCCCTTTATCGGCATGAACGCAATCGTCAAGCCGCACAGCTTCTATGGCGTCTCGGTGTTTGACCGACTCAAGCAGATCCAAGACCTGAAGACCGCCATCCTGCGTTCTACGATGGACAGCTACTACCAGTCGACCAACCGCATGAAGGTCGTGCAAGAGGGTCAGGTCAATTTAGACGACTTATTAGTCAGCCGCCCCGGCGGCATCATCCGAGCCAAGGGACAGAACGCCGTCATGGAGATTGGCGGCTCGCCCATTGGCATGGAAGCATTCCAGCTCCTGCAATTTGCAGACGAGCAGAAACGATCAAGGGTCGGGGTCAGTTCCGATATGGCAGGTCAGAGTCAGCTCGTGAATAACGAGTCCGCTCACGCAGTGGAGAGACTGATGAGCGCGCAGGAGATGCTGACAGGGTTGATCGTTAGATCGATCGCCGAGACTGGCATCCGACCCGCCTATCGAATGTGCCGTGACCTTATGGTCAGGCACCACAACGCCGTAACGCCTTACAAGTTCCGTGGCAAGTGGCAGAACATTAACCCTGCCGACTGGGGCGACCGCTCACGAATGATGGTCACCGTTGGATCTGGTGCGGGTGATGAGCAACAGAAGATGGGCGCTCTACAGCAAATCTTCTCTATACAGCAACAGCTTCAGCAAGACCCGTCTCAGGCTCTGGTCACGCCGAAGCAAACCTTCTCCACTATCAGCGACTTCATCAACCTC